TTCTGTTACAGAAGTAACAGTACCATACGCTTGTTGATAGCCAGCCGAACGTTGTGGGCCAGCATTTGCGCATCCAGATACAAAGATTGTAGCTACAGCGGTAAGTGCCATAATAGTCTTTTTCATAACTTTTCTCCAATTTCTAAGTATATTATACAACAAAGCTGGCCAATTGTAAACAGTTTTTTTTATTCTTCGCCGTATTTTGACATAAAATAATCGTAAAGTTTTTCAGCAATCTTTAATGTTTCATCAACATCAGGAGATAATTCTAATTCTAAAAAGGTTACATCATCTCTACCTGGATTGATTGCTTCTACTTTAGCATAAATTTGATTCATTTCTCTTCTACATTGAGCATCTGAGTCGTGCTTTCGTTGGACAAAATCTCTAGCAAATATAAATGAGTCTACAGCAAGAATTCTTTTATAGTCTTTTGCTGTCATATACTTTTCTTTTGCTTCCATCATCATTTTTCTCCTAGTTTGTATTACCAATATTATATTTGGGACATAGTTCCCACTGATTTTTCTCTTTATGAGAAATAACTTTAATCTGTCGCAAAGGAGCAACATTAGATGCTTCCTCTGAATTTACAACAGAAATCAAACCCCAGTCTGACAAAAGAGTCGCAATAGTATTACGACGCTGAATATCATTTTCAGTCAAATTAGAAGGTTTAGAGTCGAGCAAAAATAGCTCTTTGAAATGCACAATAAAGTATCTACCTTGCTTGTGCAAAATGTGACATGACTGGTACAACTTACGGTCTTTACGCGAAGCCACACCAATACGAGTTAATGTTTCTCTTACTTTCAAAAAGTCATCAGGCTCGTTCAATGTGATTTCCAGCATAGTGGCTGGAGACCAGTCATGAATTTCTTGGTTATTATTTTCCACCTTTGAACATCCTCTTTTTCAATTCAATTATTTGTTCATTAGAAAGTAGAGAAAGAACTTGGCGGGCTTTTTCATTACTATAGCCATAATATTCTTTCACTACACTTAAAGCATCTGGATCAGTATTTTTTGCCCATTTACTGAAACGTTTACGCTTTCTAATGATATTTATAAGAAAATCAAATTGAAGACGAGAGTCAAGGTGATGATACCTATTCATTTCATTTGCACAAAGAATAGTATCTTGAAAATAAGAAAGACCGCGGTTAACCATAAATGAGTTATATTCATCTTCGGCAATATCGTCAACCATGATGTCTTTTTTAGAATAGTTAATAGAGTTAAGGTAGTCAAAGAAGTTCATAATATAAGCACCTTAGTTTAAAGATTAAGTAGTTGTTCTTTTGTAATGCTATTATGATTGATATGTTCCAATTCATTATAAAGAATAGGCACACTTCGATGGCCTTGCTCAACTACAAAGCTTTTTGCATCTTTATTTTGTTCGATATTCACTTCTTCAAAAGCAATTCCCCAAGCATTAAGTTGATTTTTCAGTTTAACACAATAAGGACAATTATTTTTTGAGTACATAGTTAGCATTATTTAAACTCCACATTTGCCATAACTTCTGTCATACAAGCAACCACATTCAATTCATGGTCAGCAACAAAAGCATTTTTATATTGATAGTCAGCCAAGATCAAAACGAGTTGAGGAATTGACTGTGGTACTATATATTCATTCATTGAATCATATAGTTTTCGAAAGATTGCTTGAGGTTCAGTATCAATATTACTAACAACCCATTGCCGCATAGTTTTAAAGTCTTTAGCTTTTAGAGCAGACATAAGAGATTTGATATTGGTATCATTCAAATCAACAAGCATTCCTGCATCAATTTTACCTGAAACAGAATAGCGCTGCATTTCATTTAGAACACGACGCCAATCTGGAAAGTGCTTAGTAATTAATTTAGCTACAGCATCAGGAACAAACTCTACGTTTTCTTTTTGTAGAATTTCACTTGCGCGTTTGAAAAATTGGCCAGCCAATTCGGGCTTTTGATCATTTGGAATCGCAAATTCATAAACCGAACAACGAGAATGGAGAGGTTCGATGATACGATTTTTAAAGTTACATGTCAAGATGAATCGACAATTATTCGCAAACTCTTCAATAAAACCACGAAGGGCTGGCTGAGTTGATTGTGGATTAAGATAATCAGCTTCATCAAGGATGACTACCTTATATCCACCATGAAGTGAAACAGTGGAGGCAAACTGTTTCACTTTATTACGCAAGGTATCGATGTTTCCCTCTTCCGAACCATTAACTAGAATATAATCTAGGTCAAGCTCATTACACAAAGCTCGAGCAATGGTGGTCTTACCTACACCGGCAGTACCAGTGAAAAGCATATTAGGCAATTCACCGGTAGCAATAATCTGCCTAAATGTTTCCTTGAGGGACAAAGGAAGAATAGCTTGTTCAACAGTACGAGGACGGTATTTTTCAACCCATAGAAAATCAGACATTCACTTACTCCATAATTTAGTAGATATATTATATAACAATTAGACTGATTTGTACACTACGAAGTGATAGATTCATACAATTCTTCGATTTCTTCTCGCTCTTGTTGAAACTGAGCAAAGTTTTGTTTATGAAACATCAATGCTAGTTTATTCAAATATTTTTTCTCAATATCGACTTTATCGCATAGATCTTCAATAATATTTTTCTGAAGATCTTTTTCTGCTTCTACACGAACTGCAGAATTAGACCATTCTTTCAAAGCATTTACAATGATTTCTCGCTGACCAGGATTATTCACTACCATCTTCAACAGATTCTCCATCTTGAGGTTGTTGTTTTTTTGCTTCTTCTTGAGCTGCTCGTACAAAAGTTGAGAATTTGTCATAGACTTGTCCTACTAGAGATAGTTCATTTGCCTTAAAGGCTCCACGTTCAGTTGCGGTATTAATAATCCGCAATGCATTCATTAGATCATCTACACTTAGACCTACATCAGGTTGTTCACTCATATTATTCTCCAAAGGTTGAGTTCTTTTCAAGGGCTACCCAGTATTCAATCCGAGAGTTTTTAGCTTTGAAATTTGAAATTAGTTTACTAGAAATTGAAACATCGTAATCGTCATTTACAAATTTAAAGTTACCAATATTAAAAACAAACTTACAAGATGAGCCAGCACCAACAGATTCATCTAGATCAATCTCATAAGAGTTAGATGTAGAGTCCTTAGTGTCAGTCACAATAAGTTGCGGTGTAGAACCAGGTTCACACTTAATAACGCAATCTGTAACTCCGAGTGCACTAGCAGCTTTACGAAGGTTTGACATATCTTCAGCAGTAAGAGTAAATGTCACATCACACGGAGGCATTTGAACATCTTTACTAGGTGTAGTCAAAATGGAAGGTTCAGAGAAGAAGTACTTAACAGCACGTTTACCTTCAGTTACTCGAACAGATTTGAATTCGTTATCAAACATAAGATCGGGATCGTCAAACATATTAACAACACCGAGGAATTCATTCAAATCGTAGATACCAATTTGAGCTGGAATATCTTCAGCAATAGTAGCTGATGACATAATAGTTTTTGATTCAGACATTGTCTTGACGACATTGCCTGGATTCAATACAACATTTGAATTAATACCAGCAAAGTTCTTCAATGTTGATAGTGTTTCGTCACTTAGTTTCATCATTTATTTCCCATATGTTTTTTAGATACGTGATCCCACTCTTCAGGAGTAGCATCATCTATAGAATTACCAGTTGTGATAGTAATAGTATTATTATAATCCATATTGTCTACATTGTACATACCTGAAAGTGAAAAACTTTCACTATTTGTTAAATCAATTACAGTGCCATCAGGAATATCTAGAGTTTGCTCTTTTGCAGTTTCAGTATCATGAATGTACAATTGGATAAGAGCATAATGAAGAACCTTCATCAAGTCTTTTCGAGCATCTTCGCGAGTACCCTTTTTACCATATCGATTTGAGTACTTATCAACGTTGCCCATACAAAAACCAGTACCATGACCACGTTCAATAATTACTTCAGTTGATTGAAATTTATTAGTAGCATAGTGACCCTTATATGTAGAGTCAATATACGACTGAAACTCTTCAATCAAGTTGCGTTCGTTAAATTTATAATCAATCATTTAAAGCATCCAATAAAATATCATCTAAGGAAACATCAGATCCAAGTGTTTCTTCGATGGTGGGTTGAACATCAACCTTCGTATACAAATCAATGAAGGCCTCTTTAGTATCTTCGTCAAAACGATTTACACAAAGCTCAATTGCTTTTTGGCGATCATTAAAGATTGAAAAGCTTTGAACAATGTGACAAAGGCGACGAGTAGAAATGATTTCATCTACACCGTCATCTTCAAACGTTTTGCGAATTGTTTCACTCCATACAGTAAGCAAATCGGCAAATTCTTTATCAACACAATTATACTTTTCCATGTGCTTCATTACGATTTTGCGTTCAATTGAAGATGTAGGATAGGGTTGCTCGAGGGTGATTGTAAAGCGCTCAAGGAAGGCTTCATCGATGATAGTTGCTGCAATAAAGCGACCATCATCTGAGCCTTTACCCTTGGTGTTCGCTGTAGCAATCACATTAAACCCGTTTGAAGGAGAAACGACCTCACCAGTTTTTTTGATGAGAACGGGTTTACCCTCGAGCACTCCTTGTAGACACATGATCTTATTTGATCCACGATCGATTTCATCGATGAGGAGAATGGCGCCACGTTCCATTGCTTTGATGACTGGTCCTTTTGCAAAGACTGTTTCACCATTAACGAGGCGGAATCCACCGATCAGATCATCTTCATCTGTCTCAGGAGTTATTTGAACTCGTACATA